ATGACATCCAGAGGATAATGCAAAAATGGAAACAGATTACACCAGTAAAATAGAGGAAGATGCACGAGTAGCTAACCTTACTAACATGGGTAAGGGCAGACCTAAAGGTGCGGTTAATAAGTCAACTCAGATAGTCAGAGAGGCTATTGCTAACCTATTAGAGCGCAATGCTCCTAATATGGACAGATGGCTTAATGAAGTGGCTCAAGACGATCCTTATAAGGCACTTGATCTAATGAATAAGCTAAGTGAGTACCATATACCTAAGCTGGCTAGGACTGAAATAAGTGGCGTTGATGGTGCTCCTCAGCAGCACGTGGTTACATGGCAGAAGTAATCGAGATAGCTTATAAGCCACGTGAGCAGCAAAGGCTGATTCATGAGGCTATAGACAAGCACAGGTTTACAGTAGTGGTTGCTCATCGTCGTATGGGCAAGACTGTTAGCGCGATTAACCATTTAATCAAGGCTGCCATTGAATGCACTAAACCAAACCCACGATTTGCCTATATTGCTCCGACTTACGCTCAGTCAAAGCGCGTGGCTTGGGATTACCTGCTGGAATTTACTCGTCCTCTTGGGGCTGTGGCTAACATCTCAGAGCTTAGAGTTGACTTTTGGGGTAGGCGCATTAGTCTTTACGGCTCTGATAATGCTGATAGCTTGCGTGGGCAGTATTTCGATGGCGTTATCCTTGACGAGATAGGCGATCAAAACCCTAAGATATGGAACGAGGTCATTAGACCAGCACTAGCGGATAGGAATACAGACGAGGCTCCTACGTGGTGTCTATTTATTGGTACTCCCAAAGGACGCAATCATTTCGCAGAGTTCAGGGATAGAGCTAAGACTGCTGAAGGATGGGCATTACTAGAGTTCAAGGCTAGTGATACAGGGATACTAGCGGATAAAGAACTCAAAGACGCTCGCAAGGAAATGGGCGATGATAAGTATAACCAAGAGTTTGAGTGTAGCTTTGACGCAGCCGTAGAGGGTAGCTATTATGGCAAGATTATTAACGATCTCGAAGCGAAGAATAGAATCACTACCATTGAGCGTAATGATTTGTGTCGCTCTTATGTGTCTTGGGACCTTGGGATGGGGGATGCTACGAGTCTATGGGTTGCTCAAGTGGTTGGAAAAGAAGTACGACTTATTGATTTTGTCGAAAACAACGGTGTCGGTTTGGGATGGTATGTATCGTGGCTGCGGGAGCACAACTACGAAGGATACGAACAGTTCCTCCCGCATGACGTAGAAGTTCGAGAAATGGGTAGTGGCAAGACTCGTAGAGAGATTTTGCAAGAGGCTGGTCTAAATATAACTGTAGCGCGAAAATTGTCTGTTCAATCTGGCATAGAGCAGGTAAGACTATTGCTGCCTCAATGCTGGTTTGATTATAAATGTAAAACAGGGCTAGATGCTCTCAGGAACTATCGTAAGGAATATAACGAACGTCAACAGGTGTTTTATGAAAAGCCGCTTCATAATTGGGCAAGTCATGCTAGTGATTCCTTTCGCTATCTGGCGATAAGTCTTGACGATAATGAAAGTTCATGGCAGTCAGATTTGCCCATTAACACTAAATGGATTGTATAATTGCGAAAATCCTAAGAGGAACGCATTATGATGGATGCAGGCAAAGTAAAAGGTATCATCGAGAACGAAATAGATAACAGTATTGGTTATCTTGATACCGAGACTACCGAGGATCGTAAGCGAGCCTTAGAGTATTACCTAAGATATCCCTACGGTAATGAGCAAGAAGGTCGCTCGCAGATCGTTACAGGTGAGGTAGCTGAGGCTATCGATGGTGCATTGCCACAGCTAATTAGAGTGTTTACGACTACTGAAGATATTGTCTACTTTGAGCCTCGTGGTCCGAAAGACGAGGAGTCAGCTAGACAGGCTACCGACTACTGTAACTGGGCTTTCTATCGTGACAATGATGGGATGCTTATCCTTCACAACTGGTTTAAAGATGCTCTGCTGCAAAAGGTAGGCGTAGTTAAATCATATTGGGATCAGTCTACAGACGTAACGAAGGAAGAATACGAGAATCTGTCAGAGGATGAACTGGCTTTATTGCTATCGGATCAGACTCTAAAAGTTACCAAACAGAAAATAGAATATACGGAAATGTCGGACATGATGGGTAATGTCATACAAATCCCTAAGTTTGAAGTTCAGGTACAGCGCATTAAAGAGACAGGTCAGGTGCGGATTGAGAATGTTCCTCCTGAAGAATTTCTTATCTCCAAGTCAGCTAAGACTATTGACCAAGCTAGTTTCGTAGCACATCGTCGCTTGATGACTCGTTCAGAGTTGATTGCTATTGGCTACGATCAGGATACAGTTGACGATCTGCCAACATATAACGATCTTGAGTTCAATGCAGAGCGTATTGCTCGATTCCCAAATGGTGAGCAACCAGACCAGAACACTAGCCTAGACTTCTCTATGCAGGTGCTAGAGGTGTACGAGTGCTATATACGTATTGACGAAGATGATGACGGCATTGCTGAGCTGAGACGTATTGTTTATTGCGGTTCTGAGATATTGGAAGATGAGGAAACAGACTATGTTCCATTTCACAGTATCTGTCCTATACCTGTACCGCACAAATTTTTTGGGCAATCTCTGGCAGATCGGACAATGGATATTCAGCTACAAAAGTCCACGATAACTCGTCAGAGCTTGGATAATCTGTATCTCACTAACAACAATCGAATAGGTGCAGTAGACGGACAATGCAACATGGACGACCTGCTTAATGCTACTCCGGGTGGAATTATCCGTATCAAGAATCCTAACGCGCTGGTTCCGTTAACGGTTCAGAGTACATTCGGTCAAGCAATGCCAATGCTGGAATACTTGGATGCTGTTCAGGCTAAGAGAACAGGCGTTAGCGATGCACAGCAAGGACTCGATCCAGACATTCTAAGCAATGTTACGGCTACGGCTGTGGCTGCGATGATGAAGTCTAATAGTGGCAAGCTAGAGTTAATCGCTCGTATATTTGCTGAGACAGGCGTAAAGAGTCTGTTTAGAGGCATCTTGCACTTATTGGGTAAGTATCAGGACAAGCCTAGAATCGTTCGTATGCGTGGTAAGTACGTAACATTTGATCCTAGAACATGGGCAAATGAGTACGACATTAGCGTTAATGTTGGTCTAGGCTCAGGCGACAGAGATCAGAAATTAGCTATGTTGCAGATGGTTCTAGCGAAACAAGAGCAGATCATCCAGCAGTATGGTCCGTCTAATCCATTGGTATCTGTGGCTCAGTACCGCAATACACTAGCTAAGTTCATTGAGTCAGCAGGTTTCAAAGATGCTAACGAGTTCATGAATGAAATCACACCAGAACAAAATGCTGCTTTATCACAACCACAGCCCCCTTCACCCGACGCGCAAGCAGAAATTGCTGAGATGCTGGCTCAGGTTGAAAGAGAAAAGACTCAGGCGAAAGCTCAGATCGATGCGGCAAAACTTGACCTTGAGAAGCAAACACTTGAAGCCGAATATACCCGTAAAGGTATAGAGATGCAGATGAAGAACCAGAAAGACTCTGCTGAGCTACGTATTAAGGAAGCTGAGTTAGCAGTTAAGCAATTGCAAGCTGTGCTGGCTTTAGACTTGGCTGATGAGGACACAAAGAACAAGCAGACTGAGTTAACACTCAAGGCTTTACGTGAACTAGGCTCTCTGACTAAGGCAATGTAATGGGATTGCTAGATAGCATTGATAACCTGCTAGGAACTCGTTTAGGGCTATTGGCGAACGATCCTAGAGCAGCTATTGGTCAGATGAATCAACAGGCTGGAGCGTTCAATCAGGCTTCCTTGTTGGCGGTTCAGGCTGAACGTAATGCTATGAATGGCAGACCGTCTACGCCGGAGCAATTAGCGGCAAAGCAAATGGTTGATGATTACACTCGAAACTTAGCAATGGGATTTGCAGGTTCAACTTCTTTGCCAAAGCCATCAAATATATTAGAGCTTTATCATGGAACAAGTCCTGCGGCAGCTAAGGCTATTGAGAAATCTGGCTTTGATATAAACAAGGCAGCCGATGGAACAGTATGGTTTACAAGTAATCCAAATATAGGTGAAGTTGCTGCATCCAATAAAGGAGCAGTTGTTAAAAGATTATTAGATAAAAATAGTATGAAATTAGGCGGTTGGAAAGAAACAGATAAATACAGCACAGATGAACTTATCAATATGGGATACGATGGTTTGATGCTAAAAGATGGCAATCAAATAACTTATCAAATATTTAATCCACAAAAGTTAAAAAAATGAAGAAATCAGACTGGGCTACTAACTTACTGAGAGACGATTACTTTATTGAGATGATGGAAGAACTCAGGGGTGTTGAGTTAGCCAAGTTTCTAAATAGTGATTATGGTGATGTAGAGGTACGTGAGCAGTCGTATTTGCGTCTCAGGGTTTTAGAGTCTATTGATAATTACATTCAAGGATTAGCAGATCAAAAGATTATTGATGAAAAAAAGTTAAAGATTTTGTAGTCCGAATCGTCCGGTTGGCGATATAATTAAGGAAACATAAATGAGCGATACTCAAAACACGACACCGGAAGGTAGTGGTGAGTTAACGGTAGAAGGTGCAGCTAACGCTTTCTTGAGCATGATGGATCGGGAAGATGGCTCCGACAAGGAACAACCAGAATCCGCTTCAGAAGCTAACGAAAGCGATGCCG